TGCCAATCGGCGGCAGAAGCGGAAACCGCATTGACTGCCGGGTTCCATGTGTTTACTGGAAGGCTGTACGCCCCGCTGCCATTTCGTGCCATTGGTGTTACCTCTTAGGGAGATTCATGGAATTCACTGACTGGATGTGGATCAAGCTGATCGTGCTGTGTGTCGCGGCATTTGCTTGGAACTTCTGGATGGCGTTCACTGGGCGGAAATGACGGGGGCCGACCGCTGCAGCATCTGCTGAAGTTGCGGGTTTTTTAGGGTTTCAATCAATGCGCTAGGCGCACGCCCCTGCGAGTACATGCGCAACTGCTGCCCCATCAATTCGGGGTCTGCCAGCAACTGAGCAAGCGCAGCATTACGCGCTGTTTCACCTGACGTTCGCGCATAGTTGAACAGCGGGCCGGTAACAAAATTTCCAACCCCCATCGGCAGGCTTTGTGCAATTGCTTGTGCACGCGGATTGCCCAAAATGCCGCCGCTCATAATGTTCTGAGCAGTGTTCGACCCGGTGGCACGCCCGAGGTTTTCCGCCTTCGTCGCTGTGCGCAGTTCGTCGCCAATAGCCTTGAGCGTGGCTAGTTCCTGATCGCTAAACAGTTCCTTCGCCGCGCCAGCGTGGGTTTTCATCCACTTGTTGAAGGCGTCAAACGTCATAGCGCCCTGCGGGCCTTTCGCAGACGACTGCAGCGCCTCAGTCGTGGCGTTGGACTTCATCAGCCTGACAAGCCCTTGATCCTCTTTTGTCAGGCGCTTGAATGCCTGCATGTTCTCAATCTGCGCGTTGCCAGAATTCCAGAACAGCGGAGCGACTTCCGCGCCCTCTTTTACCGGCAAACCATCCTGCCCCATGCGAAACATTGACGCCTGTGGCCCGATATTAAATTGCGCTTTTTTTGCTGCGTGAGCATCCAGCGCCTTGCGCCAAATTTTTATGGCTTCGGGAGAAAACATTTCATCAGGTTGACCGCCGCCGCGAGATACCAAATCCACCTTTTCATCAATGGATTTTTTCATTGCCGTTAGTGCCGCCGCTGCTTGTGTGCGTTCGTTCTTTTTAGCGTCCGCAATAGCTTCGCCAATTGAAGATCGTAAATTCTGAATCTCGCTAAAAGGCACAATTTTTGAAATTACCTTTGCCTGTGGCAAATCGCCCATTGCTGACTCCGCCCGTCGCGCATATTGCCCCGCGACGCTGGCATCGGCTGCAAACGTGTCCCGGCCCGCATCTTTGAGATACTGAATCAGTGTTGCCGGGTCTTCATCTGGAATGAACCCACGGGCGTACATCTCCTGCGCCAGCAAATCAGCAGACTTTCCAGAATTCGCCCGCACTGCCGAACCCTGCTTGCTTGCCGCAAGGTCTTTTAATTCGCCCAACAATTGCCGACCTGACGGGCTGTTTTTGTGAATTCCACCAGCAGACAAAACCGCGTCATATAGCGATTGCTGTTTTTGCACAGGAGCAGCCTTGACGGCATCGAGCGCTTCAGTTCCGATGCCGCGAGCAGTTTGAATCGCTTGCTCCGCAGTTGCGCCACCTTTGCCAAATGTGCCGCGCCCCAAATACTTAGCCATCGCATCCTGCATTTGATCTAGCGGGAGGTGCATTGCCACTTCATCATCCGGCACAGCATCAAACAGATTACGAACCTTCAGGCTTTGTGCCGCCTCGGCTGGACGCGCAAAACGCTCTATGGCATTGCCCGCATTAGCCCGCGCCTCGTTGATAGTCCCGGCAGTCGGGGCTACGCGTTCAAGTGCGGCAATCCGCGCTGCCGCGTTTGCCCTCTCTGCCTCGACAAGCCCGAAATTGCCTTTGTTTTGCAGGTTTCGAGCGACTTGGCTGACAGTCTCGTTTTGCAGAATCTGCGGGGTTGTCTTGGCGCTTCCGGGGATCATCGTCGGCCCCCGCTGCTGCAATGCGCTTGCAACTTCGTCAATCGTGCGCCCGGTGGCCTGCGCGAGTGCGACAGCCTGCTTTTGCATCTCTGGCGTCATGGCTCTATAAATGGCCCCGCCGACCGCCGCCCCAACTTTCCCGGCTCCAGAGATTGCCCCAGGCAAAGCGCCGCCGATTAGCGCGCCCGTTCCAGCCTGCGACGGGTCAACCAGCCCAGCAGATGCGCCGCCCACCGCTGCGCCAGCGCCCGCACGCAAAGCAAGATCAGCCGCACCACGCCCGCCCGTAGTCATGCCGCCCGTTCGCAGAGCATTCACGACAGCAGGCGCAGCGCCCATGCCCTGAGCGCCGCCAGCGAGAGCGCCGCCCACACCAGCAGTCCCGGCAATCTCCGCGCCGATCTTTCCCGCGCCAAACGCCATCGAATCAGTGTCAGCACCCATGCTTCGCAATGCGTCCGTCATGGCATTACGCCGTTCAGGCGCTTGCAATTCAGGTGCGCCCATCTGCCGCGCAATGAACGATTCGGCTGCGTCTCTTGGGGCAAGCAGGGTCGCCCCGATAGAGCCAGCACCACGCACAGCGCCCGCAGCAAGGTCGCGCACAGCACGCACCGGGCGCAGTAGCTCATCCTTCATCATGCTGCCAAAGGTCGCGCCCTGTGGCTTTTGCATGCGCTGCACTGCCGCCCGCATCACATCGGGCGTTGTTCCGTCAGGAAACTCTAGGATGGTGCCGTCAGGCAGTTCTGCTTCAATCATGGGATTACGTTCCCTTGAGCGTCTAGGCGAATGCGTTTCGGTGCGGCGGGTGCCGCAGGAGCCGCATTGCCTGCGCGAGTTTTGGCAACTTCAACGCCGCGCCGGATAACGGCTTGGAACTCACGCGCCGCCTTAACAAACTCTTCCTCAGACCCCGCTGCATCCATGCGGGCAATGGCGTCCGTGGCCTTTTTGCCTTCCATCTCAGTAATAGCGCCGCCACCCTTGAGCGATTCAAATGCCTGCAGGAATTGCTTTCCTTTGAGCTGGTCAAGCCGGATATCAAAGTCTTTCGCCGCTGTGCCGGGAACTTTCTGAATGCCAAGCAGGCGACTTGCGCCAACAGCCTGCTTCATGCCAGGAGCCTTCAGGAGGTCGTCCACCAACTTGATGGCCTCGTCACCTTGTGCGATGGCATTTGGCGCATCCATCGCAGCCGCAGCCCTGCCCTTAGCCGTTTCTGCTGCGCCAGCCTTTGCCCCTGCAATACTGCCTTGCAATGCCGGATCAGCCGCAGCGCCCACAATCGGAGCGCCGCCCGGCCCGGTAACAGGCTCCACCCTGCCTGTGCGTGCGTTGAATGCAAACACGCCTTGCGCCGTCTGTACGGGTTGGAAATACGGCTGCGAACTTGCCGCCGCGCCGCCGATCTTCTTCATTTCGCGCTGAAAGTCCTGCTGCAGTTGCAACTGTGCCGCACGGAACTCCCGATCAGCCGCCGCACGTTCTGCAGCACTAGCGTTTTGAGCCGCCATCTGATCCATGCGCAACTGGTGCGCCATCTGCGCTTGCTCTGCCCGTGCTTGTGCCGCCGCCGCCAGTTGGTCGGCCCGTGCTTGATTGGTCGCTGCCAATTGCTCCGCACGCGCTTGACGTTCTGCCGCCGCTTGGTCTGCGCGGAATGTGCGATCTGCTACGCGCTCCTGCTGCCGCGCCTGCATCTCAGGCATCGCCGCCATGCCCTGCATGCCCATCTTCTGGAACTCGGGGAACTGGCTCGTAGCCAAGCGCTCAAAACCCTTTTCCATGCTACCGGGAACTGCCGCCTGTTCCGGAATCGATGCGCGGCCAAACTCCTCCAGACCCTGCGTTCCGGGGTTGTACGGAGTGCCTGCCATGTCCTTGGAAAACCCGGCGAGCAGTTCGGCCATTTCTTTCTGACGTTTTGCCTGTAAGTCGGTCATGGCCTGCTGCGTCTGCTGTTCGCCACGCATGCCGCCCACGCCACGAAGCCCTGCAGCGAGATATTCCAGCGCGTTAGGGGCAACGTACACCCGCCCCGCCATGCGGCCCTGTGGGGCCTGCGTCTGTGCCTGCGCTTGATAGCGGCGCAGTTGGTCGGCCAGGATTTGCTGTTGGTCAATCATCCGAACAACCCCCTAGCGCCCTTGATAATTGAGCCGCCTGCGCCGGGCAAGCCAGCCAGCCCCATACCGATTCCAAACAAGCCGCCAAGCATCCCGCCGCTTTGCGCTTGGTCTGCGTTGTAGGCGTCCATCTGCGAGCCGTAATTCGCCTGAGCCGCGCCAAGCATGTCAGGGCCTTGCGTGGTCGCCTGATTGGCAAACTGCTGGAACTGCGGGTTCTGCACCTGTGCGCCGGTACGCAGTGCGTTGATGAGGTTCAGCGGCCTGTCTTGCAGATACGCCTGTTCCTGCAACGCCGCGCCCCGGTTCGCCTGATCCAGATTGATGCCCTGCAATGCCGCTTGCATCATCGCGTCGTTGCGGTTTTGGCCGAACTGGTTCATCTCGCGGCCATAAGCCTCGGAGCCAAGCGCAATGCCCTGATTTGCAAGCCTGGTGCGCAACTGCTCTTCTTGCTGTGCAAAACGAGGATCAAGCCGCGACATGATGGCGTCTTGTGCCGTCTGCCCGACATTGATTGCCCGCTGTGGCAGTTGGCTTACATCAAGGCTCGGGTTTTCCAGCGTTCCCCGCGCTCTATCAAGCCCGGTCTGCGCGATCTGCGCGTAATCGTTAGACAGCGCAATCTGACGGTTTACCGTGTCCTGCGCTTCAGGTGACAGCGTTTGCGTTTGCGTCCAGCGGTCGGGGTCGGTAGCGTCTTGGGTGTACTCGATTTGCCCATAGGGGTTAATCTGCGTCATCCGGTTCGCTTTGGTCGCGTACCGTGCAGCCTCAAGATTCCCGGCAGCGGTTTCCTTTGCTGCGCTGGCGTAGTCCGGGGCTGGAGGAGGGGAGCTTTTCCCGTAAAGCCGCATCCGGCCAGCTTCGGGGCGAAACGCCTCTAGGCTGTACTCGTGGATGTCTAACAAGTGATTACGCATACCTACCCCCTAAGAATCGACACTCATCCTTGAACATTGCGAACAGGAGAAGATCGCCAGAGGGGGTTGCCCCAATTAGGCACGCTTCCATTGTAAATCCCATTCGCGTAACCAGTGCAATACATCTCACATTTGTACTGCACACCGGCACCGTTATTCGCCGCGCTTTCAGTTGGACAAAGGGGTAATGAAAGATCACCCCCAAGAACCGACGAGTCGCCCAATTGCCCTCACCGGCTATATGGCAAACAACCTGCGACCCGTTCCAATCCTCGTACAGCACCCCCGCCACTAGCTCGCCGTCTTGCAGCTTGCCGATAGCAGTTCCTCGTCCCTTCATCCACGTACCGCCTGCCCTCTGACACACCCACGGGCCTACCCGCTCGGCGTCCAGGCACAGCACTACAGCAAGCCCCCAAGCTGGTACACCACATCACAGTTCGTGTACCTGACCTCTGCGCCGTTGTTCTGCCCCTTCAGCCTGATGGCCGCAGCATTGCAAACGCTACCGACAGTACTCCACGACACCGAAGGATTGAGACCCCCGTCCCACACCATAGACCCCCAAGCCATAGAACCCCATACCATCCCGGTTGGCGTTGATGTCGTCAGTACGCCCGATGGCTCAGACAAGGAAAAATCTGCGTTCAGTGCATACAGGACGGACGGCGAGCCGCTTGCCTGAAGATACGGACGAATCATCGTGAAATACTTGTTACTCGACTTCGCCCCGTAGTATGAGAAAGCCCCGCACACATCAAACTGAATCGGCGTAGTCCCATCAAGGTTGCCCGTCCACGCTTTACGGACTTTGCCCGACATGCCGTAATACAAGCCTGACGCAGCGGTGAGCCAGCAAGTAGCGTCGAACCCGGTGAACTTCGTCCACGCTCCAGTAATCGTGTTTTGTGCGTACTGAAACTTGGTCATGCCCGGTACGTTCAGCAGCAGCATGTTTGCGTCGGAGTACAGGCACAACTGCCAGCCATACGTCGATGCGTAGTTGTTCGCCGCCTCGCTTATGCTGTTTTGGATTTTGTCTGTCAGCGCAACACGCCGATCTACCGACGCAGACAGCAATCCTCGCCCGAGAGGGAACACGCCTTCCATGCAGTTAATCGCCAAGTCGCCGCCGAACTTGATGCCGCAACGCCTGCCGATAGGTCTGCCAAGCACGGACACGCCCACAATCTGCCAATCAGCCGCAGTTGATGGATCGGTGCCGCGATATACCGCAACTTCGCCATTTGTGGACAGAATGACAAAATGGTCATCTGCCCCGTTGCCTGCGTCAATCGTCCATGTATAGCAAGCCATGATCGACCCACCAAGCCGGAAGATAGAGCCTAGATCAAGCTCTGCCGCATTCCCGCCCACGCTGTTAACCGGCAGATACCACACAGACATCGAATCGCGCTCTACAAAAAACAGGCGATTCTTGAACAAGCAGACATGAACTAGAAGCGTGGTCGTTATATGATTTATGTGCGGCGTCGATAAATCATCGACGGCTACCCACGTAGCGCCGTTCCACAGTCTAGGCTTGTCAGCGCCGTTTACAAGGTAGATAAACGATCCACCCGGCGTAGTGATCTGCGCATGCTGCCACCGAGCGTTAGTCAGCCCCGTCTGTACCGCAGCACCGACAGCGCCAGGAGATGTGACGTTGTAGATCGCCGTTCCAGCCGCTGCAAACAGCGTAGACGCCCCCGAGGTAGGCAGGTACTCTACGAGAGTCTCCACGGTGCCTGTAATGCCCGTTACGTGATCCTGCGAGCCTTTACGAACACCAAGATACGACGGATACGGCCACCAGTTCTCCAGCACCACAGCGTCTGTCATCGGCATGTCGGCAATTGAGTCGCGGTCGTTCAGACCGCCAACAGGTGCCGGTAGCGATGTGGTCTTGGTTCTCATCCCGGAAAATCTCCATCGAGCAGGTTGTTTGTCGTCAGCAGGAAAGTCTCGCGCCGCCTAGACAAGTACAGCGCAGGCTTTGTACCGTCCCGCCCTTTCGCCTGATCGATGGCGATGCGGTATTTCTGTTCGTCCTTCTGATACTCCAGTCCTTTGAGTTGCTTCCATCGCCACACAATGCCCAGCGACATCAAACGCGAATCCAGAATGCTTACATCACTGTCAGCGTTCCACTCTCGATAGCTGGTCGTTCCCGTGGCGTTTTGGCAGAAGTCCTTGCTTATCCACTCGAAATGACAGTCATCGCCAGCGTCTGGAGGCGGGTATAGCAGCAGTTCATTCCCGCGAATGCGGTACTCGGAGAACGGCCCAGCGGCTGCGCGTGCCTTCATCAACTGCCATTGAGCAGCATTCAGGGGGCCGAACAAAGGGCGGTTTGTCGTTCGGTTCCAGATGGTGTCGTTGATGATCCAGCCTAGATTCCCATCAACGATGTCGTTCAGGTTCCCCTGCGACTCCGTAGCCACGGCAAAGAACTGCACCTCAAAGTTCAGAATCTGCCACTCGTAGGAGTCGGCAAGTTCCTGTCCTTCCTCGTTGGCAATTTCCTGCAGTTGGGTGATGTTGCGGTCGTTCGATCCGATCACCGACGCAGGCTGATTCAATCCTAGCTTGCGGCATACGCCTTGGATGATCTCCAAGAGCGACTTATTGATGCTTGGATTTGTGGAGATGATGACGGGCATAACAAGCCTTCAACAGTAATTTGAGCCGCTCAAACAAAGTCAATCGGATGATGACTGACATCAAGCGTCCGTCAGGTACCAACCGGAAAACTCTATGGTTGCAATGTCAAGTTGCCCGTTAGAGCACACCAGCCCCGGTATGTCGCCCCATCGTGGCGTCAACTGAGTTGTTCCGGGCGCAATGCTGAACATCAATGCGCCAAGATTTGTCGAGCTAACGGTAGCCCCGAAAGTGTTGCCCTGAATGGCGCAGCCGATGGCGTAGCTTTGTGTGCCAGATTTGGCGGCAAAAGGAAGACCCCCCAAAAGCGCGGCGGTGCTGTCGCCGGTAGTACCAAACCTAAAGCGCCCCGCAATGAACACCATTTGTCCAGTTTTGACGTACTCTCCAGACGCCACCGACAGCACGCCAGGACCGCCAGAATCGTCCGTAGGCGTCCAAACCCCAGAAGTCTGCGCGATGTAAACAGTGTCCACAATCTCTACATCAGTAACGGTTTTGCGAAGCACCCCACCAACCGTTACCGTGTAGTTGTAGCGACCATTTGGCGCATAGAAGAAGAACGCGCCGAATGCGTCAGTCGTTGGGACATACGCCGCACCCACCGCGTCAGTCTCATACACCGTCGCAGGCGACCCACCCGGATACGACTGAACCGCAATGACAGCGCCAGGAACAGGACGCCCCTGCGAATCTAGAACAACGTCCTGAAACTTCTGCATGTTATGCCTCTGCTACTTCTTTCGCGGGCCTGCCGCGCTTGGGGGTTGCAAGTTCTGCAATCTGCGTCTTGAGCAGTTCAATCTCCGCCTGCAGACGGTCGTTTTCAGCCGCCTGACGGGTAACAACAGAAGAGTCCTTGGCCGACATAAGCCACGCACGGGCCTTGCCCCGCAGTTCCATGTAGCCCATGCCCATCCGTTTGCAGATGTTGTCCGACAGTTCTGCGAGCTGCTCGACAGAGCGAACCTCAAAATACTCCGCTTCTTTGACCTGGCTGCGGTTGATGACCGGCCACATCTTGAGCGGGGTGCCTTCAACCACGTCCTTCAGACCTTCCTTGAACCGAGCGTAGTGCTTTGGAAATTGCTCTTTGTGCTGCTGAGTCGCTGGCACCTCGATGATGTTGGTGGAGTCACCAGGCACCATGATTCGAACGAACTCGCGCTGCTCATAAACCGGCCTGCCTTCTTGCTCCGAGCGGAAAGGAATTTCCAGAGCGTCCTCGTAAAACTCAACGTAGAGATTGTTTGCTGGGGAGTTGTCCACAGTTCACCTTTGAAAAAAAGAAGCCCCGGAACCGCCGGGGCATCGGTTTTATGCCGACAGGATGGCGAACCAGTTCGCAGAACCCACGCCGACAAAAAGAGCGCGGCCACCGGCAGCAACGCTGAAACCGCCAGTAGTGACAGTCAGTGCGTTGATTTGTGCGCCGGTAGACGGATAGACCAGCACTGCGTTAGCGCCGGAATTGATGACAACCACGCCAGAGCCTTCCTCGGGTGCCATGAGTCGCACACCAGTAGAAGCAGCGGCAGTCGTAACGCGATTGATCGCGGCAGAGAGTTGGGTGGCGTCGGCGTTCGTCGTGCCTGCGGCAGTGATGGAGTTCACCACATCGCCGCAGACGTTGATAGCCTGTTGCGCCGACAACCCCACACCCATGAGTCGGGTAGGGATTGCCATGATTACACGCCCGCCCGAGAGAACCAGCCGCGATCACCCGACGCCATTGCGACCGCAGGCGACAGGTACGAACCACCCGAAGCCGTCGCAAGGAACGTGGTGGCGTTCACAGTGCAATCGGCATCGCTGGCAGAGATCACGGCGTTAGCCTGTGCGTACACGTAGATGCGCCCGTTAGAGCCGAAAACCTGCGCCCCGAGTTGGGGAGCGTCTTCA